TAAAAGACCAAAGATTAGATTATTGGTTAAGATTTTTCAAAAGAAGATGAACTATTAAAAATGTAGAAAGTTTATCTAAAGAAGATAGAGTTGCTCATGATAGAAGTTTAAAGTTGAGGGTTTTTAAAAAATAAGTATAATACAATTACCTTAACTAAGGGAGGTTAAAAAATGTTTGTTAAAGGTTTTATGTTAGTTACTACATTTGCTGTAGCTGTAATTACTTTAATTACTATATTTCAACCATAGGAGGTGAATTATCTATCTTAACACTTAGAGGTTAAGATTATATAAAGAATATCCCCGACAAGGATTTGAGGGCTATATATTAGCTCTCTTTTTTATTTACAAAAAAAGAGAAGATAATACTTCTCTTTTTTTTTATAATAAAAATAAATTTATTCTAGCTTGGTATCTTTTTTCTAATCAAGATTGATTTTTAGATCTAGCTATATCTCTAAAATTTATCATTATTCATTTTATTTGTTCTTTATCACACATAGAAACATAATATTTAATATTACTTCTATTACTTCACATTTGATACATAAAATCTAATATAGCTATTTTTTCATTATCTGTAAAACAATTTTGATCTACATAAGGGATAATATTATCTATATATCTATTTCTTCTATCAATTCATTCTCCATAAGTTATTATTTCTCATTGATGACTAATAGTTCAATATCATATAGACCATCTAGTACAATTTTCAGGACTATGCCTTATTAGTTTATTATTAGTTTTATAATAACTATCACAAAATGATTTATATTGGAATTTTCATTCTCATTGTGAAATATAGTCGTATAATTTATCATTAAAAGACACCTCTCCTTGTGTTATATCCTCCATAACATTTCCAACACTCTCAGATACCTTAGTTTGCTTTTTAGGTAGTTTAGGCTCTACCTTGACTACTTTTTTGGGTAATCTGTATATTTTTCTTCACAATTTATCTTTTTTTGATTGAAAGTTTTATCCTGGTAACATCTAATCTTCATTTCATCTATATATTTCATTTCAGTATTTTCTTCTATAATCTTAATACGCTTTTTTCTACTTTCTATATAATCTCATAAAGCCATATGATCTATTTCTATTTCACTAGGTTGTATAGCTTTTTGGATTTCTATATCTTTCTTAGCTAATTCTTTTTGAAAACTAGAATTTAGAACTCCGATAATAATAATTAATGTAACAATAGATAATATCATAACAATACTTGTAACACTTTTACTTAGGTATTTCATAAACATAAAATTAAAAATATAAAAGTTAGTTTTAACTAACTGTGATAATAGCGTATCTTATTTTCTCTTATTTGTCAAATATCCACACACTATGGATTTCTCCTTCTCTCTTCAGCTTCAGCTTGTATACATTTTTTATAAATCTCGTCTTCTTCTAATTCTTTTAGAAGTTTATATAGATTTTCCTTGTGCTGAGGGAATGTTAGCATTAGTTTTTGTAATCTGTTTTTTGTCTTCATATTCAAATAATTTATTAATATTTACACCTATTTTAATTTGATATTTTGCTTTAGTATATTTAAGATTAAATATATCACACCAATCTATTAAGCTTTTTCTTATTCATTTATATTCTATAAATATAGTATTTCTTTTATTCCTAGCTTGTTCTATCCAAGTAGACCATTTACAATTTGATTTACAATAAATGCCATCTACATTAATCCTATCAATAGTTAAATATTCTTCATATCAATCATTCATATCCTCATAAAATCATTCAAAAGTTTCCCATTTTGGATCATAAATAATTCATCTAGCTCAGTAATATTTATATTCTAATGTATTTGAATTATTACATCTCCTTTTTATTGATTTCCAGCAATTATATATTTTAGTACCAGCCATTCAATGTTTACATAATTGTTCATCCCAATATTTGATTTTATCACATCAACATGACTTAGTTCAAGAACTACTTAAATTCATTAAAAAAACATTTGAGATATTCCCACAATCACATTTACATTTAAATTTTCTTAATCATCATTTAATAGTTATTTCTTTTATAATTACTAATTTATAAAATCTATCCCCATTATTAATATTTAATTTTCTCATAATTTTGTTAATTATAATTTATTCTAGTTTTATATTTTAAATAGGATTTTTCTCCCATTAATTTATTTTCTTTATAAGTTTTTTCTGAAACACTATTTATATATAATAAATCTTTACTACTAAGGGATTCTTTAAACACTCTTTTTTCTTGATATAGTGCTTCTTTAATAGTCCATCATCTTTGTATCCTAGATTTAATTGTAGGAAGATATAATCATAATATCCAGCATCTTGTTCTTAAACTAAAATCTAATTGTTGATTTGATTTAGCGCAATTACTACATCATGTATTCTTATATAGATTAGCTCTACTTTTTTTTGAGAAGGATCAACATCTTCAGCATTCAAAGAAAATAGTATCTCAATTCCTATGCAAAATAGTATGTCAATTAACTTTGTCTCACTTATTTATTCTTCTACTCATAAATTTTTATTATTTTAATACCTCCTTCATCATCTTTGTTCCCCACAACTAAGCTCATATCTTAGATTATATGACATTTTATTAACAACTTTTTGTCATTCGTAAGTATTTGTGCTTATAAGATTTGTAAACAATTCTTTCAATTCTCTCTTAGATCATCATGCTTTCTTTCTAAATTGATCTACAGCATGAGAACTCGCTATTATATTCATTGGTTAAGTGTTATCAAATACAAATCACATACACTAAGCTTACAAATTTTAGAAGAAGATGTAAAGTTAAATTGTTTAGTGTATGTGAGCTATATTAAATTTTAAGTTCAAATTCTTCATCACTATCTGTCATAGAGCTTATTCCTCTATTTAGCATAATTTCTATTTCTTCACATTCTTTCTCGCCAATAGCAAGTATGTTATAAAATGTAGTTTTTCAAGAATTAGAGGGGTTTTTTGTTATTGTTATCATATTGTTAAATTAAATTATAAATCCAAATTTCTGCTAGTAAATCTTCCCTTTGTTTCTTAGCTAGTCTTTTAATGTATTCTTTTTTAAATTGCTTTTCAATCCTCATAGTATTTTTTTCAATCAGTTTTAATATTTCATTCAGCAATATCAGCATCAACTATTATTACTAATTTATTTCAATCTGTTTCTATTTTTAGTCTTTCATTTACTATAATATCTTCTCATTCTTTATAAGACAGTAGTAGTTTTGAGTTTTTATCTACTATTAATATTTCATTCATTATTTCTCTTTAAAAAATTAATCTATATATCTATTACATATTCTAACTAAGCACTTGATACACATATCTGTTTCTATATCATTAGTAAAGCATTCTAAAGCATTTTCAGTTCAACATTGAGTGGCTATTAAGTCTAAAAATGCTTGTTCACATTTTTTACAGGTTTCGTTTTTCATTTTAATTATTAGTTATTCAAAGTAAAATCAGTAGCACCTTTTAATCTTAGTTCACTAATTTCATAAAGTATTTCTTCCTGATGTAAATGCTTAGCAAATCAAATAACTCTTTTTTCTCAATCTTTATTTTTATATGTAAATATAATTCATTTCATAGTTCTTTAGTTAATTATAATGTACTTATTATTCAATAAATTGGATAATGTAATGTATCTATTCTTCAATTAAACTATCAATATATTTAACAGGATTATCTAGGCTTTCTCATAATCATAACATAATTATTTCTATCATAGTGTGCTTGCTAAATCTTCATTTAGTGTGTTCTGCTAGTTTATCCATAAACTCAGTAGTGTATATTATTTCACGGATATTAATCGTATCCTTTTCTCAAAATTTACTATTTATAGTTTCCATAAAATCTGAATAAAAACAATATTCATTTTCTATTTCATATCAGATTGTATCACAAATCTGTTTTAGTAATTTATATTCATTCATAGTTCTTTAGTTAATTATAATGTACTTATTATTCAATAAATTGGATAGTGTAATGTATCTATTATTCTTTCCAACTTCAATCTTTGTTTCTCATTCAAGGAATACAAGTATGAATATAACACTCATCATTTGTTTTTAGTGTATATTTTTTATAACACCTAGTGCATTGTTTATTTATCATATCTTTATTTTCTCTCATAGTTATTTCTTTATTAAATTATTAAGATATTTTTCTACACTCTCTATTGATATTATCTCAGAGTTTTGTCATTATTTCTTGTTATCAATTATTAATTTATGATTACAATCATTACAATATGAAACATAATGATTTGTACAAATTCTTATACTATAACTTTCTTTTCATCAACAATAAGCACATTTATAATATTTATGATGTTTTGCTTCTGTTGTCATAGTATCTTACTTAGGTGTTAAATTATTTTCTTTTAAATACAGCAACGTGATTACCTTGCATATAATGATTTATTTCGTTTTCTGTTCTTACAACAGTAACATTAATCCATTCATTTTTGGTAATCAATTTCACTATAAATAATATAAATTTATTTTTGATTATATTTTTATATATAATATGTGTTTTAATCCACGATACCATAGTTATATCATTTTCCATTCTATTCTATTTATTAAATAATTTTTTAATTCTCCTATAAATTGGTCATAATACATAATCTCATTTAATTATCGCTATATAGTAAAAATATATTTGTAATATAATATTTAATATAAACATAAAGTATAATCAATGTATTAAACATTTCATAGCTATTGCACCTCATATGACAATAATTATTATAGATTGTATTGCTTTGTTTAAATTTTCTATTTTATTCATAACACTTCTTTACAAAATAAACTAATATTCTTTTTAGTAGGATACATTTTATTTATATCTCATACGAATTTCTTTCTTGTTTTTGGAGTAATACATATAGCTTTATTTCATTCTATCTTCTGTAATATCCAATTGCAACCTTTATTATATCATTCAAAATGTACTCTTTTTCAAATCAATTCTTCCATTTTTCTCTATTTATTAAATAAACTAATTACTTTTTGGTATTTGTTTTACATTCTGATAAGTTATTACATAACTTTATTTTAATATTTGTATTTAACCATAAAAATCATATTAAGAATGAAATTATAGTTATTATTAGTATTTTTGTAGTCATAACATTTCATTAAAAATTAAATTAAATACTTCACTTTCACTAAACACTCCAATATTTTGTAACATAAATATTAATTCTATATCTGCATATGCTACTGTTGGGAGTAGTAATAAGAGTAGGGTTATTGTTGTTTTCATAATTAATCTTTTATTAAGGTTTTACTAACTAATTTATAACTACATACATTTAGTATTTTACTATTTCAAATATGTAGAATGGGTACAGCTTGTTTATATGTACTAATCCATATAGTATTATCAGCAGTACTCATATTTACAGTTGCTATATATTCATCTCAACTACATTCTTTATATTCTATTACATATTTATGTGTAGCACAACTTGTTAAGAGTAGTAGGAGAATTGTTAGGGTTATTAGTTTCATAATTATTTATTCTTATTAAGATAATAAATTTGTTCTAATTCTTTATTAGTTATTTCTCTATCCCAAACCATATTAGGCGTTAATTCTATTTCCTTTTTTCAATTAACAAATAATTTAATTTCAAGGTTGGACATAGTTAATGTAAGCATTATATCATCATCTTCTTGTGTTTCTAAAAATTTTATAAGTTCTTTTTTTATTATCCAAGTATTGATTGATTGTTCTTTAATTATTTCTGTTTTCATAATAGCTTTTCTGTTAATAAATATTTATCTAATTCCTTATCAGTAGAACTATTACAATAACAATTCTTACATCTGTATTTAGTGTAGAGCTTTTGCTTCTTACATATTATACAATTCATTTCCTATTCTTTATCATCTAAAATTTATTTATTAAAAGCATCTATAACATCTTTTATATTAAAGTCTTTATTCTCAATGCTTTGACTATATATTTCTGTTTTAACTTCTTTAATATTTGGAATATTGATATATCCCCATTCTTGCTCATCTTTAGTTCATTCCTTTATTCATATAACTGAATATTCTCTTTTTTCAACTTCCTTTTGTTCTATTTTTTCTATTGTTATTTTATACATTTTTTATTTATTATTATCATCTAAAATATCTTGCACACTATTCTTAAATCCTGCAACTGCTGTTACATATTTAGCTTCACAATTATTTTGTTCCATATCTGTATGGAGATTAGTTAATCAATGATTTAGTAATCTTAGTTTATTTGTTATCATTTTTTATTTATTAGTAATTATTTCTTAATTTTTAAGTCCTTAACATTTATTCATAAGCTATCAGCTAATTCTTGCATAGTATATTCTTTACTTTCTTTCTCAATATCTATTCAAGTAACTATTTTGAATATCTCAGCATTAAATTCTTTTAATCATTTTATATATTCAATAGTTTCTTTAGGCATATCTTTCCAAGCTTCATAAGGTTCTTTTCAATCATTTAATTTAGATTTTATATTTGAGATAGGAACTTTAGACCATTTTCAATGTTTATCTAATAAATCAAAAGCATTATTAAATTTAGGAAACCAGCCATTATTAAGTTCTTTAATTTTCTTAAACACTTCATTAAATCTCCCTTCTTCTACTTCTACTCAAAATATATTAAATGTTCTTTTTTTATTAGCACAGAATATTTCATTATCTACTCAATAACTATTTATTATTCAATAAGAACTATTTACTCAATAAGACCTATTTATTCAATAAGCCCAATTTATTCAATAAGAACTATTTACTCAATAAGACCTATTTACTCAATAAGACCTATTTATTCAATTAGACCAATTTACTCAATAAGACCAATTTACTCAATTAGACCAATTTATTCAATCAGACCTATTTACTCAATTAGACCCATTTACTCAATAAGAGTTTTCTATATTTCCCATAATATTATTTTATTAGTAATTAAAAACTTCCTTTATATCAGTTCTGTCAGTTCTTAATTATCCCCTCTATTTTTCATCTTTGTGTTTGTATAACCTCTAGTGTTTTCTCTCTTAAATAATTAGTTTTAGCTATTCATTTTAAAGATTGATATTCAGACCATTCACTCATATCAAAATTAAGTGTAACTGCTGACTTTATCTCTCATAGAGTAGATACTATCTCAGGAGATACATTATCTCACATTTCCTCCATGAATCAATCAGGATATATTAATGTAGTTACTGCTGTTTCTTTAGGCATAATATTTATTTAATAATTAAACTTTTTCTTTAGTTACTCATTTATCCTTTATAAAAGTTAAGATATTATCTCCTCTGATCCTATAATTAGGCTTCAATCATGTTCATATATCATTACAAACCATAGATTCATCCTGACACTTTCTTATTATAGTTCTCTTATGAACTTTAAGTATATCTGCTACTTCTTGTAAAGTATAATATTCCTCTTTATTTATAGTCATAATTTGTTTTTAAGGTTATCCCATTCGGTTTTAAATTTAGTTATCTTAACTTCTGCTTTAGTTATTTCAGTAGCTAATTGTTCTCTTGTGATTTCTATTATCTTATAAGTTGGTAATCAATTAATAGTATCGTTGCTATATATCATGAAATAAAGTTTTTCTAAATCATCCATTACTATGAAATAATTTATTACTTGATTCTTATATTCATCAGGGATTTTATTTTCAATGTAATATTTCACATAGTTTTTTCAACGAGGACATTTAATCTCAAGTGCTTCAGTATATAATTCTCAATTTTTAATAATCCCATCAGGACTTAATCCATGTTGATCATCTTTCTCTATAAATCATACTTCCTCTACTTCCTTTCAAGTTATATCTTGGAAGAATAATTTAGCTATATCCTCTAATTGATTTCATCTATCCATTATTTCCCAAGCATTCAAATCTTCTTCTTCTATATATTCCTGAGCTATCAACTCATACATCTGTGTAAGTTGAGCTTTATCTCATCAAACTACTCATTTCAATGATGTTCATGAAATCTTACCTTTCTTTAATTCAAACCATTCAGGAGTTTGTTGGATTATTTTTTTATGGATTTTCATTCTTTTCTTTTTTAGTAAAATAACAATCAAACACCTGCTCTTTTCAATCTTTAAAAAACACTTTTAAAATAGGTGTTGCCCGATGACTTGTTCAATAACATTTAAAATATCTTTTCCTTCTAAATTTTCATCATTCCCATATTGTTTCAGTATTCCAAAATTCATCTCATTGTAATTGTAAAACAGCTTCAGAAATATTCTCTGATTTCTCTAATAATTCTTTTACTAATTTATTTCATTTTTTTCTATCTAAATATTTTTGCATTCTCTAATCAGTTATTTCATTAAAATCTAAATTCTCACTTACTTTATCACTCATTTCAGCTTCTGTAGGGATATAGTTTATTTCTAGGTCTCAAGTTCCACTCATAATTATAATTCATTATCATTTAAAGTATCTATTTTATTTTCCATTTCTTGCATTATTTCTACTTCTGATTTCTTCGTGCTAATATTTACTTCTTTATTATAAATAGTTTTGGTTTCATAATCTAAGACTCTTATCATTATATTTAGCTTTGACATAATTTCTTATTTATTTAATTAAAAAGAGAGGACTAAATCCTCTCAATAGTTTAGAAAGGTACGGAATTTTCATCAAACACTCCTTCAGCTTCTTCTATATCTAATCATTTCAAATATTCTTCATCTTTTTCTTTTGCTATAAAAGGTATAATACTTTTAGCATTAGCAAATCATGCTTTTTTAGATTTAATAGATTCAGTAAAAGCTAATCAAATTATATCTCATGGTTTTACTCAAGCTAATCTACTAATAACAAAATTCTTACTAGATGCTACAAATATATCTCAAACCTTTTCCATTTTTGGATTCTTAGGCATTCAATCTACTATTTCACAAGTTCATGTACTAGCATTAGTTAAGCTATATACAGTTTGTGCAGGAAATGGATCAGCAGCTGGTTTATCAGTTACTTTAATAACAGTACCTTTAACTATATCCCCCACATTCTCGAATTTAAACCAATTTGATTCAGCTTGGTTTTCGCTGTCGAACAAATCTGTCATACGAATACAAATTATAAATATAAAATCTTCTTACTCAGAAGTTACAGGATATAACCGGATTAATTGCTTATAAATCAATCTTATAGGTTTATAAATCCTATCTGAGTGCATGTGTCTATAAACTACACCAACCTTGCCTCAATCTTTTTATTATATCCTGAAACCTCTGTTTAAGAGATAAGAGGAGTATACTCTTTTATTCTTGTTTGTCAAAAGATAATTTAAAAAACAACTATCATTGAATCGTGCATTCAACATTTATTATCTACCCATTCTCATTTAGTATTCCATCAAGAAAATTTAACTCTACCTTTTAAGAAAATGATTAAATCTTTATTTGGTAAAATATAATCATGGAATAATTTAGTAGAAGTAGAAACAGGTAAAAGCATAATACAATTATGTCCTTTTTTTCTTTCTTCAATAGCTTTCTTTACAAAAGCTGTTTTTAAGTCTAAGGAATATGGGGGGTTAATAAAGTTATATTTTCTCCATTCAATTTCTAATCAATTCCAAGACATATCATGTTGAAAAGGACAAGGATCAAACAAGTCTTGTTTTTTAATTCAAAACTTCTTTTCTATAAATTCAAATATAGAATTAGGAGTTTTCCAATCATTTTTATGATCTATGTTTCTGTTTTTCATTGTTCTTTAATTAATCTATCTAAATAAAATTTACTTTTCTCTAGGTCTTCCAGTCAGTTCTTGTGTTTATAGCGACATATATATTTAATTATATTGCTCTCCAAATATCATAACTTCTGATCTAGGATAAAATCAATCACTTCAATGTTTCATTTGGTGTAATGTGGTGGATGATTGACCATGTCTTCTTTATCTTTTCTAATAATATCAATATCAACTCATATATTTTTATAATATTTTTTAACTCAATCTGCATAGGATTTATTAAAAATATATTTATTAATACACTCATGACATAAGTTTTTATAATTATATCCAAGAGTTACTTCTTTTTCACATTCTAAGCATTTTTTCATTTTTCTAAAAGTTAAGTTTCATAAATTTAGTAACAAAGTCTTCAAATCCTTTCGGAATTAAATATTCATATCATAGTTTTTGTAATTCTTTTTGTCTAAAAAGTTGTAGTTCTGAAATAACTCACTTCTCAGTTTTTATTTCAATAAAAAACATTTTTCAGTCTCATACAAAAACTGCTACATCAGCTATTCAATTTTTATTCGTCTTAATTAATTTAAGACAATATAATCATTGTTGTTTTTCAAGGAAATCTATTATCCTTTTTTGTAATTTACCTTCAGGTGTCATAATATCTTTTAAAAATTAAAATCTTTCAACTCTTTCTCAAAAATTTTCTTTGAAAAACTCTGTTTTTTTCTAACTATTTTTAATATCTTTAATTCAATTCCATCTTCAGCACATATAAAATATACATTATTTTCTTTTCTTCAGCGATAATTTAATCTCTCTCTTCATTGCACATAACTTGTTCAACTAAAAGGTATATTATAGAATATTAAAACATCTGCTTCTTTTAAACTAATTCATTCTCTATTTGAAACTATATTACCAACATAGCTTTTATCTGTTGTTTTAAATTCCTCTAAATCATCTGTTAAAATATCTCCAAAAACTTCTTTTAATAATGGAATTTCTTGAATATAACAAGTAAGTATTGCTATTTTTTTTCATTTAAAATATTTCTTTAAGTATTGAGCTTTGCTATCATCTAGTGTCATAGCTTTTCATGATTCCATTTTCACAGATCAACTGAAAAGCTGATGCAAAGTTAATTGTAACCTTACTCAAGTGTCAGCTAAAATTGTTTCTTTTTCTCCTTCAATTACTCTGTCTTTAATTAATCTTTTAATAAGAGAATATGTCTGTGGTTTCATTTTAACCTTTAAGATATGCTCCGTTATCTCAGATTCAAAACCACTATCTTCCTGAGTTTGTGTAAGCATTAAATGTTTTATTTTATCTATCACTTGATTATACTTAACTTCAGAATAATCATTTGCAAAACCATAACTAGTTCTGACTTGTTTAGGTATTCAAAATTTTCTATGCCAATCATAAAAATTCTTAAACATATTAAATGGACTATATCGTGAAACATTAAATTGAGGATAAGCCTTAGATGCTGATTCAATTAATGGAGTTCCGCTTAATAATATTACAGGTAAATGAGAATATTTCTTTTTAATTAATTTACTTGTAACGCTAGGTTTTGGAAATCAACTTATAAGTGAGTGTACTTCATCATAAATACATAAACAAAATTCTCATTCTATTTTATGTAAACTTTGATATGTACTTATAACTATTTCAAAATCATCTTTATAATGTATAAAATCATCCTGTATAGATTTAATAGCCTTCTTTTTGGTTGCAAATAAAACTCTTTTAGCTCAATGTTTTTTAGCCGTCTCAAATGCCGTAATTGTTTTACCAGTCCTCATCTCTCATGCTATATAAGCTATCTTATACTTATCTAATAATTCAGCAGCTTGATCAGATAATGTAACTTGATAAGGTCTTAATTTCATCTAAAATAGATTATCAAATATAGATTTTACTACTGGAACACTTATTGCATTTCACATTTGTTTATATGCTTGAGAATTAGATACAAAGTCAGTGGACCAATTATCAGGGAAACCTTGTAGTCTAGCATATTCAGTTGGGGTAAGTTTTCTAATATTTGTTTTCCCAACTACCATATATCATTGTTTATTTGTTAATCAGCTTCAAGTTCATAAAGTTCAGCTAATGTCTTTCATAACTCTATTATTAAATAAATTATATAAAACCTTTGTACATTTGGGGTCTTTATAATCTCTAGCTAATAATGTTTCACAAGTATTTCATTTTTGTATTCTTCTTTTTTCTTGTACAAAATTACTATTTTCTATTTTTTCTATTTGTTTTTCATTCAAATAATATTTCTCCTCAACTTCTTCTTCTAATATATCTTTTAAGAAAGTAGTAAGTTCTTGTCATATTGGGAAATGATATATTCAAGTATGTGGACTTAATTTTCAAACCATAAACACTCTTTCTCTATTTTGTGGCAATCAAAAGTCTTTTGTATTTAATACTTCAATAGTTACTTCATATCAAGCATCTCTCATTCTTTCAAATATACTTTCTCTAAAAGTATCAAACTTTTTACTCATTAATCATTTCACATTCTCAAATACAAAATATTTAGGTTGTTTCTTTTCTAATATTTGTAGTAGATACTCAACAAGGATTGTTCTTCATTTAGTTAAATCTCATTTACCAGCTACTGATACATCAGTACAAGGAAATCCACCAGTCAGTAAATCTAATTCAGGTAAGTTTTCTATATCTATTTTTGTTATATCTCAATAATTTTTTGTTCAAGGAAAATGATTTTCATATACAGAAGATGCAAATTTATCAATTTCAGAGTATCAAATACATTCTATATTCTCTTTTCATATACTTTGTTCAAGAGCTAAATGGAATCATCATACTCAAGCAAATGTATCTAATAATTTTATTTTTTTCATCTCTTTTTATTTATTAAAGTAAATAATCATCCCTTTAACTTAAAATCCATAAAATAAGCACAATAGCAATAGTCCACAATGGTCATATAAGTGTAGCTATCCATATTAGGAAAGCTAGAAATAGTATTATTCAAACAAAAGGCATGGTATTATTAGTTAATTAATATTATTTTTAATCCGCTCAAGTCTAGCTATCTCAGCTTGTATCTGTATATATTGTTTATTTACTTTATTAGCTAAAAGTGTACTTTGTAAACTTATAAACCATTTAGGATAAGAAAATAATCAAGTTTTCCATATTAAAGCTCCATTAATAGTTAATAATAATTTCTTGTCTATCTTTTTATAATCAGCTATCATTGTATCTATTTTTTTTCACATAATCTTATAAATTAGGATTATAAAATAATTCATCATCCCAACCTAATAAAATAGAATCAAATTTCTCGTCTCATTCTAAGAAAGGTTGTTTGGATAATGTTTTGTAGGTATCTAGTGTTACATATTCTGAAGCCATTATATTAATTGGTTATCATTACTAAAATATTGTTTTACTGTCTCAGGTATTCAATCAAGCTCAAATTTAGTTTTCTTAATAAAATAACCCCTCACAGTTTTATCTCATATTCTCACAGCTTTTTTTTCATATCTATGAGATAATCATAAATCAAAATTACTAGGCTTAAATTTAATATCAAATGGATCTTCTCATGTCTCTGCACAATATAAATTAAGGAGAATATTTCTTTGAGGAGTAGAAATCCTGGTGATTTGTGGGTATTTTTGCTCCAACCATTCAAAAAATTGATTAGCAGCACCCTCACATACCTCCTCTAAATTCTGTTTCTCCTCATTATCTAATGCAGGAAAAGTCTCCATATCAGGTACTTCAGGATAAGTCATATATAACCAATTCACATATTCTCTTATGACTTGTCTATCTAAAAAAGTTTTATTATTCATCTCCCAAGCTATATCACTATCTAAAGCATTTCAAGTCTTAATTATTGTAAATCTTCTATTTCAACTATGCTTAGAATCCATTTGTATCGGCACAGCATGATTACTTGATAAATGAAACCGAGCTATATTATCTATCTCTCTAGTATTCTCAAATTTAGCATTTATAGTAATCCTAGCTTCTCCTATCATAGATTTAATCCTATCTAAGATTTTCTTATCATTAAATTTATTCCCACTAGATACTTCCTGAAACTCAACTATTAATTTCTGTCCTTGATATGAATCAAAATTATTCTCCAAGTCTCTCTGTTTTAAATTCTTTAAAGTATTCTCTTCTCAGAATATCTTTGAAAGTAAATTAATAAAAGTTCCTTTTCAGGATCATCATGTCCCATATAAAACTAATGCTGGAACATGAACATTATTTAAATGAGTTAATTTAAAAAGAATACTCTTATGAATCCATTCTATGTTTTTTTTCTTCCCTCATCATATACTATGTATTAAATGTGCAATATGCGAATGAATAACAGGACTCGCTTCTCCACCACTTTTTATAATAGTAGCCATATCTAATGTATTATAATGACTAGGTTTTCAACCTTCTAAGTAACATAAATCCTCATAAGTCTGTATACTTCCATCTTTTCTCATAGAAACTAAGTCAGCAGGCTTTATCCCTAAATGGTCAGCAATAGGTCATTTATCATATAATTTGTGGTATTCAATATCATAGTATTTTAAGTGTTTCCTTAATACTATGAATGGATATTTTCATTGTTTTGCCTGCTCTTCGCCTATTACCTTCGTTTCTAAGAGTAATTTATCCCATTTAGTTTTAGTATCATAGCCTGTATTATAAAAGTCGTTTACATCACTTAAAATCACTCATTTATTATTCTCTCTTATTGGAAACACTACCTCATGAATTTGTCTTCAGAATATATCAGCTAATTCTTTCTTAGCATTTGTCCCAGCAACATCTATATCATAAATACAAACTATCATAGCAACATCAAATAAAAAACTTTTTAATCTCTGTCTATTACTTTGAACTCAGCCAAGATTAGCAACTATGTTTTTGTATCCTAATATCATCAAAACCAAAGCATCAGTCTCCCCCTCAACTATAATCATCTTAGATAAATCTAAGTCTGTATACCATAATCAAGTCTTTCAGACAGCAAGGCTCTTTTTCCCTCTTATTGCCTTTCAGTCCTTTCTTCTAAGCTTAAGACCAATAATCTCTCAATACTCATCTAAACATGGAAACATAAACACTCCAACTGTCTTAGGTTTATCTCACTCCTCATACTGCCATTTACCTTCCTCATCTTTCCAAGTCGCTTTCTCAGTTGTAAAGTAATTGTCATAATATCATATATTAGCAAACACCTCTCAAATTTTAAGCTGATTCTTTGTGATATAAGTATGTGAAAATCCTCTAGTAATAAGAAAGCTCGAGACAGCATTACTAAATCCACCTAGTTTATGTTCATTGAAATCTTTTAATAATTCTTCTCCTGATTTGGATTTAATGAAGTCTTTTTTAGTTTGGGGATTTTGGACTAATCATTTATCAACGAAAGCTTTAATAGTCGCTACCTTTCAAATATTAGTCTGTGGATCAACTCATAAAACTAAACGAGCTATTAAATCAAATGGTCATCATTTTTCTCAATCCCCACCAAAGTTCACACCAATATTCTTAGCTGTATTTATTTTAAATGAATTATCCTTCACTCAATTATCTTTTAGAAGAGTATATGAATGCGGTTGTCCTGAATCTTTAGCATATCTCACACCAAAAACATCCAATACATTCAATATCTCAAGTTGATTGATTTCCTCAAATATTGTCATCAAGTATTAATTAATCTAAATAAAATCTTATATATTGAAATCCTTTCTGAGCCTTAAATAAGTCTCGTAACTGAACCCCATCTTTTCAATTAATGTAAGCTTAGATTTTTTCAACTCTTTAACTTGTAAATCAATAGTGTCTAATTGGCTAGCCAAAGCTCTGATTTTCATTTTCCTGATAGATTGCTTCTCCTCTGTAAAATAAATAGGCATATATTTTTATTAAAATGTAAGTGAACTTGATTGTATTCAAATAAGTAATAATGTCAAATAAATCTTTTATAAAAATAAGAGTGGGGGGAGGTTAGTTGCTGGAGTTCCGAAGATTACTATAGGGGAAATCTGAAATGGAGGGGGAGTTAGTTGCTCTGCTTTTGGAGTTCCTTATAGTAAAAATCCTAAAAATAAGGACTAAAAACCTTGTTTTTTTTATTTTATTAAATTAATATAAAAATTATTACAATAATCTAAAAAATAAAATACTTTTTTCAAAGTTTATTTTGTTTACAATACTTGCTTACTAGATTATTTATTAATAATAATGTAAAAAAGATTTGACATTATTGTATTAATTTGATATACTTGTATTAGTTCAATAGTTTTTAGTTATTAAATGTATAAAGTATGTACACAAGGCAAGGCTTAAAAAGAGTGCTTAAAAGGGCGTTAAAATGGTTTATAGATATATATATAATAGTAACATTTATTATTATAATGTATATGGGAGTTAATTTAGTTTATAATGTAAATATATAAAGATGGATAATATAACAATAGATGCAATTAAAAGCATTATAAAAAATAATAGTTTCATGGATCTGAGAAAACATTTAGAAAAAATAAATAATATATCTAGTATAGATTTTGATTTTAGTCCAGTAGCTCACTATACTTTTATTAATAAAAATACTAATAAAAAATATATTATAGCTAATAAAAATAATGTAGAGTTAGACGGGTCGGAGTATTTAATTTGAAATATTGTTTTTTGACAGTATTAATTTAAAATTTAAAAAATAATTATGAAAAATAAAATAATAACTAATAAAGATATTCAAAAAGAAAATAAGCAGGCTTTTAAAAAGTGCGAGCAAGTGCAGCAGGAAATAAAAGAACAAGTGTTTTACAATGATGGATTAATAATATTTTAATAATAATAAAGAAAATGAATAATAAAATAATAGAGTTACCAATTTTTACATGATTTTATAACTCAATACATGAGTTTGATTATGAATATATAACACAGGATTTTATACAAAATATACAAGATGATCCAGGTTGTTATCCAAGCGAATTGATAAGCTTATATAATAAAATGGATGAGTCAGAAAAAAATGATTTTTGTGAGATGGATTCACTGTTTAGCGATTTTTACGAGATAGATTATAATCAATATAAGTTAGATTATTCTAAAAGCTTTGTAGATGCTTTTAATGATAATTTCGAGGATGATTTAAAAAAAATATGAATAACTCAGATAAAATTTAAAGGGGTTTCAAGTCCACAATATTATAATTATAGTACTGATTCTTTAGATGTATCATGCAATATATGTATAAATAAAATAGTAAAATACTTAGATAGTGAAAAGGAGGCATTTAGTAAATATATAAAAAAACACAATACCTCTTATGATTGATATAATGCCTTTTATAGTAATGAGTATGATTCTTATATAAAAGAGTTAAAAGAAGATGAGTCAGAAGCTTGTATAACTCAAATAATGAGTTTTTATATATCTCTATTAGATGATAGAGAGTTATTATATGACTTGCATTATAAAGTTAAGGATTCAGTTTATGAACATGAATACATTAGTTTAATTAATAATAAATAATAAAATGAATAAATATTTTAAAAAAATAGTTAAAGAACTATTAAAAAGAAAAACAACTATTCTAGTAAATGAGAGTTGATACACTAGTTATATATTCTTTGAGTTAAATGATAATATATATTATTTAGAAGATAGTAGGTTTTGAATAAAATTAAGTAGTGAGCATAAACCTTGCAAAAATTTTGGAACTTGATCTAGTATCTTATACGAAGTAACAAGCGAAGAAGTAATTAAGAATTTAGATAATTTGCCTAAAAATTATTTTATAGATGATTATAGAAAGAGTGAAAAGCCTATATTTTATAAAAACTTAGAAGAGTTTAAAAGTAAAAATTGGACTCAATTAATAGAGCTTAATGAAAAAAATTTTAATATATTAATAAAATAAAAAAATGATAAAATATAACTATATAATAATACAATACCAATGCTTACATTTAACTAGAGTATTTACAAGTATTGCAGCGTTTAAAAAAGTGTTTAAATATTTTGCTAAAGATATTAAGGAATTAGAAAAAGAGCTTTTAAGAGTAAAAACACTAGATTATGAAAAGAATTTTGATACTTATATATCCTTTCAAGCTAAAAGCGGTTTTAAATATGATCTTAGAATTATAAAAAAAGAAGTAAACAAGTATTAATTTATTAAATCATTATAACATGGATATAATTATATTATTAATATGTTATTTAATAATAATATATTAAAAGTCTCTTATAAGAAAAGAGGCTTTTTTTTGTGCGAAAGTGTATAGTTTTTAGGGGGTGAAAAAAGAAGTGTGAAAAAGTGGCGTGTTACAAAATATGGGGGTTTGTTTACATTTTTTTTATAAGTTTGTAACAAGAAATTTTTAAAAGT